CCAGGCAGAGCCGCAGAACTCCGAGCATGGACTGCTGCCGAGGAGTCCAGAAGGGCCGCCCCGCAGCGGGTGGTCGCCGCTCCAGCCCCACGGCAAGCGGTCGTCGCTCCGGCCGCACCGCAGATGGTCACCGCCACAGTCCCAGGCCCACCAGCGGCAGCCGACCCCCCAACACCCGCTGCACGCCCCGCCCAGGTGGAGGTTCTCGTCGACCAGGCGGTAATGATGCCCCCTGGGCAGGTCCACGCCTCGCTCGCGAACGACTCCCTCATGACGGCGCAAGCCCTCGTCGCTGCCGCCCAGGCAAACAGGGAGGCCATGTGGCCCAGCGTGGCAGAGTTGCAGCGGATGGACGTTGGCGCCCTCCAGGCGCTGGGCGCCTACGCAGACACGCCGCAGAAGAGAGCCCAGATAATGCAGGCCATCAGGGACTCTCCCGACGTTCAACCAACCAGCGTCTCTGACCTACTTGGGATGGGTGAGGACCATGTGAGGCGTGCTCAGAAGAAGGCTCTCGCCGTCATGAAGGGTAGTTCCAAGGGCGGTGGTCTTGGCCTCAAGGACACTGTCGCACTCGCCAAGAGCATGTATGGGATGAGGATTGACGAGGGCAAGGCGAGAAGGGCGAGCGATCTCCACCCCGGCAAGCTCACACTACAGCAGCAGGACATTGAGGCCGGGAGGCGCAAGGCATTGCTTGAGGACAGGACCAGAGATGCCGTCGTCAGGCAGAAGCTGGCAGCCGCACGCAAGGCAGAGGCCGAAGCCACCAAGCGCGAGAGGGACGCCGAGCGCGCCCTTAAGCGGGCCAAGTCTCGCGGCGGGGCGACCTATAAGAGGGGCGTCGAAGACAAGGCGGTTGAAGACCGCGTAAATGCCAAGCTACGCATTGAGGCTCTCAAGGCGGAAGGCAAGACGCCGCCGCCCAAGCTGGTCGCAGCGGCTGGGCCCCTGGCTGACGCCTCAAACGCCGAGGTGTTCCGATACTACGATACCCACTTCCAGGGCAGAAAGGGGGCGGCCAACCGGTCGGTTAAACTCGGTCGTGCCTTCAGCCACCTTCCCAAGCCGCCCAGGACACCGTCTGAGGGGAGTGTTCCCTGGGGTGCCAGGAAGGAGCTTCTGAGGTTGGACAGGGTCTATACGTTCTACGAGACGGCGCTTCTTAACAAAGACAGCCAAGCCGCCAAGGACATCACTGCGGAGTTGGGGCGCCCGCCAACCCAGGTGGACCTGGCCAACATCAGGAATGAGCGGGCCGAGCTATCCGCCGAGATAGACAAACTCAGGCAGCGCGGACGCGCACCAGTCCGCACCCAGCAAAAGGACGCCCCGATTGATGTCAAGAACATGACCGATGAAGAGTTAAGGGCTATGGAGGCGGGTCAATGACCCCAGAACAGCGAGCCGCTCGCAGGGAGTTGGCGCGCAGGGAGTTGGCACGCAGGGAGTTGGCACGCAGGGCGGCGGTGAAAGGCACTGCGGAGCCAGCCCCGGCGGCTGCCCCTGAGCAAGCAGCCACACCTGAGCAGACGACGACCTATACACCCCCCGTCCCACAGGAAGACCTCCCCTGGGGCATGACGTGGCCTGGAGAGCAGGTAGTCGCTCCTGAGCAGGCTGCCACCACAGAGCCGGTGGAGGAGCGTGGGGCTGGCGAGCAGCTTGGCCGTGCGCTCGTGGCTGGTGGGTCGAGGGTGGTGCGCGGTTTGGTCGAAAGCGAACTTGCCGTCGAAGAGGCGCTTCCGGTTGTTAGCATGGCATCCCCCACCAGATGGGCGCGTGAGTTGGGCGACTTTGTGCCCGCTCTGGCGGGGGAACCCAAGGCTTCCGAAAGAATGCACGCTGCATGGAAGGGGTGGGAGGAGAGACTCTACGAGCCCTCAGAGCCAGATATGTACAAGGCGTGGGATGCGCTCATGGGGGGTGACCCGGTCCCATTCGCTCAGTTCGTTGGGGAGGGAGTTATCAACTCCGTCCCCGGGATGCTCGCCGCCATGTACTCAGCGCCAGTTGTTATGGCGTCTTACATCGGAGATATTGCCAAAACTCGTGCAACCAACCAGGGCCGCGACAAGGTTGCCCCCGAAGACCTTGCCTTCGCCGTGCCCGCCGCAGCCGCTGTCGGCGCTCTCGAAAAGGTTGGCGCCCGCGCCTTCGCTTGGGGCGGTTTCGCCAAGGGCATGGTGGGAGAGGCTCTCACAGAGATGCCGCAGGAACTTGTGCAGGCTGCCGCCGAGGAGGCGGGAACTGCCAAGGGCATTGACTGGGGGGAGACGCTCAAACAGCGGGTCATTCCTGCGGGCGTTATTGGTGGCTTTGCTGGCGGTGGCGCCGGCCTCGGTGGCTCACTAGCCCGCCGAGCCACCCGCCCACCGACCGACCCCACCACCGAAGCACCGCCCACGGTTATCGTAGAGCCCGAAGCCACCCCATACGAGGAGGCCAGGCGTGAACTGGAAGCGCTCAGGGCAGCGCTCCCCGACATCCCCACCCCCACCGAAGCGGTCGTTGAGGAGGTCACCGAGGAGGTGGCGCCTGAAGCAGCGCCGATTGTGGAGGTGGCCCCAGGCGCAGAGGTGCTGGGATCCCGAGAACAGAAAACAGCGACGTTTGGGGCGCAGGGCGGGCGCCTGGTTCTGTGGGAGAACTCCCCTGGGGCCGGTGGCGCCCACTCCATAGTCGAGTTCTTGGTTGACGAAGACAGGCGCGGTCAAGGTATCGGCGGCGCTCTCGTTGACAAGGTGGTCGAGGAGTACGCTGGCGAGGAGATTTCCGGCCAAGTGTCTAGCGCTGCCTCGCTGCGCTTGCTGCACGGGCGAGGGTTCAGGCCACCAGGGCAACCCAACGCGACCATGGAGAGGGCGCTGGAGGAGTTCAATGAGTTTGGCTCATTGAACATGCGCCTGAACGAGCGCGTGGCAGTTGAGGAGGCCCCCACCCCCACCGAAGCGGTGGTTGAGGGGGTAGTAGAGGAGACGCCTACCGCGCCTTCCCTCGTCCAGCCGCAGGGTGCGCGCTATACTGATATTGAAGGCTCTGTAAGGCGTCTTCCTACCGATGTCGCCGGACTGCGCGCAGAGGAGGCGACGGCGCTCAAAGACCTCGATGATGCGCGCAGGTCTGTCGTCGCCGTGGCGCGGACGCACGGGCTCGGTGAAAGGCCGCCCACAACGCCACGCCACCCCGCCGACCCTAGGCCGACGCCATCAGCCGTCCCCTCCCCGGGCGACCCCGCCGCCGATATCTTGCGTTTTTCCGAGATCGATAAGTATTTGGAGGAGAGCGAGTTCATGGGGCCTGCGTGGCGGCGGCGCCAGCCCGATGCCGAGGCGTGGGATGCGTTTACCCGTGATCCAGAACATGGCGATGCACGCGACCGGGTCGATGAGGCTGACAAGCGCCTCCGTATTATTCGGCGCGAGCTGGCCCCCAAGAGTGAGCCACAGGGCCTAGATGCACAACTCAATCGTGTCCGCTCCCTGGTTGCCCAGGGCACCATCAGGGCCGTGCCACCGCTCACCGAAGAGGTGGTTGAGGGGGTAGTAGAGGAGACGGCCGTCCCAAAGGACACCGTTCCAGGTGAGTTCGATCAGATAGCACCACCACCCCTCCCGATGGAGGCTGGTCCAGATGTGCCGGGGGTCATCATCAGCAGGGCGGCGACCGTCACCGAAGAGCTTGAGCAGGCCAGTGCGCTGGTCAAGGCGATCATGGTCGAGGAGCGGAAGGCCCAGAAGGCCGTCGCTACACGCCCAGGAACCAAGCCTGTAGAGCGCAAGAAGGGGCGCAAGCTAAACGAGGCCGAGCAGAAGCTCCACGAGTTGGAGTCGGTCGAGGCAGCGCTTGACCCCGTCCGCCCCGTCGTCGATGTGTTGGACGCTGCGGTAGAGAGCGAGGCTGCCGGTACGCGAGTCCTCGCCGGTACGCAGGACGTCATGAGGGCTGCGAACGAAGACGTCGTCGCGTTCCTTGAGTCGATGGGCAGAACGCCTGAGCAGATCTCCAACATCATGCGGCGTGAGGCTGCCGGGTACGCCGAGACTCTCCAACGCATGCGGGCAGAGGGCCTTGAGACCACCGTAGATGGTGCGGGCAATATCCACATGAGTGAGAAGATGTCGGAGTTGGTCGACATCCTGCTTGAGCGCCCCTATCAGGTGAGCGGTATTGAGCAGACCGCGCTCCTCTCAGGTCTTGTGCAGAGCCAGAAGGCGTGGCGCGACACAATGCAGCGCATAGGTGAACTCGACGCCAAGGAGGCAGCGAACCCAGTCGAGCGCAATGCTATCGACGGGGAGATCAGAAGGCTCGACGCGAAGCGGCGTGAGATCAGCGAGATCGGAGACAAGATAGGCGCCGCGAATGCGGTTGCAGGAACGCGCACGTCCGAAGCCTTCAAGGCCAGGAACTGGGGCGTAGACTCCGAGATGACACTCTTCCAGGCAAGGGCCAAGGCTCGCGGGCTAAAGGGCTCGAAGCTCGACTCCACACAGGCAGAGTTCATTGATAAGGAGTTCGCCGAAGCCGATAAACTCATCGCCGAGGCCACAAAGGCCAAGGCCGAAGCGGATAAGAAGCTCAAGGACGCGAACAGGAAACTCCTCGCAGCCACCAAAGACCTCAAGCGCGCACAGGGTATCAAGGAGGCCACCGCCAGGGTGGCGAAGAAGACCAAGCCGAAAGAGGCGCGCAAGAAAGCCCGCAAGAAGGCAGCCGAAGACCTCGCCGCTGAAGCTGAGGGCAAGCCCATTCGGGTAACGCCCATCAAGCCCAGCGCCCGTGAGAAAGCAGCGCGCAAGGCTTTCAAGGAAGCACAGAAGAAGGCCAAGGCGGCCCTGGGAGAGGTGGCTGACGCCCAGGGCAAGCGCGTCAAAGCGGATGGCATCACCCGCGACGCCAGAACGCGCAAGCGGAAGGCCCCAGAGGAGGCCCTGAAGTGGTGGGTGGCTAGGCAGTGGGCGCACGCCAGGGATATGGCACGCGCCATGACCGCATCAGGCGACGTGAGCGCCTTCGGTCGTCAGGGTGCGATGATGGTGCTGGAGAGCCCGGTGGTTGCCGTGAAGACGCTTCGGCATGCTGTCGGCGTGGCCCCGTGGAAAGGCGATGCCGCACGCGCCTACGCCGAGAAAGAACAGCGCAAGATATTAAGCGAACCCATGCAGCAAGTGCGGGATTGGGCGGGACTGGAGATGACCGAGGTGGAGGGCCTGACTAACGTGAAGGGCGGCCCCATGCAGGCGCGTGAGGAGACCTTTGTCACCGATGTGTTCAAGTCAGGGTGGCTGAGGCCTCTCAACGAGTGGCTAATCCGACCCTCGCAGAACTCGTTTGGCCTTATGCTCAACGAAATGAGGAAGGCAAACTTCGACGAGGGGATGAAGATACTCGCCGAGCGGCGAGGGGCGGACCCAGACGCAACCCCAGAACAGATAATGAAACTGGTCCCCAAAGAGGACGCAAGGGCGCTTGCGGCGGTCATCAACGCCAGCTCGGGGCGCGGAAGCTGGCTCTTGACATCACCGGCAGTCGGGAGGGGAGCGGGCGTCGTCAATGTCGCTGACACGCTCGTCAAGAACATGCTCTTCGCCCCAAGACACAGCGTGTCCAGGGCAGAGACGATGAGCCACTTCTTCTCCATGCTCGCTGGCACGGGCCGCTTCAAAGACGTCTCACGGGGCGACGAGGGAGCGCTCAACGTATTCCGCAAGCGAGCCGCCAAGGTCTTCACCCTCTGGGCAAGCATTGGCCTGATGTCTGTGTTGGCTGCGGGGGAGTTCGAGGACGAGGAACTATCCGAAGAGGAAAAGAGCAGGCGCAAGAAGCAGGCAGCGGACAACTTCCTCAACCCTGGACATGCAGACTTCATGAAGGGGCGCCTTGGAAAGCATCACTTCGACGTGTTCGGGGGCGTCCCGTCTACCGTCAGACTCCTCGTCCCCTTCGCCATCGCGCCCATTGAGGGCAAGTACGAACTTGAGCCAAGGCTGGCGAGTAAGTTCGGGCGCCTGGTCAGGAACAAGCTAAACCCACTCATCAGTGCAGCCTCCAAAGCAGCCTACAACGAGGACTATCTGGGCCGCGAACTCGTCAGCGACGAGGAGGGGTGGCTTGCACATGCGCTTCATCGCGTCATACTGCCGGGCATCGGAGCCTTCACGCCGATCACCGTGCAAAACGTGGCCGAGCAGGTCACCCGCGATGCAAACGATGAAGACATCGACGCAATGGACGCAGCCGCCAGCCAGTTCCTTGAGGCGATAGGCGTCGGAGACCCCGTCTACACAGAGGGATGGAAGTCGCCTGAGATGCGCGCCCGGGGCCGCAGGCCCAAGAAGCGACCCAAGTATACGTCCCCACGGTACTAATGATCACGTTCATGAGCGACTTCATCCGAGCTATCCGCTCTCGCATCAGGCCACATGACGCACTGGCGTCGGTGGCCGAGGCATGGCTGGAACAAGGCGCCACTGAAAGCCAAGGCTCCAACGCAGGACCAGACGTCTCCTGGTTCATCCACGATGGGGGCGGCAGACCAAAGACCAAGCCACCCTGGTGTGCCTACTTCGTGTCCTCCTGCTGCCGACAAGTAGCCCGCGCTGGGTTCGATATCTCCTACGTCCGCACCGGACGCGCTGTGAGCCACTGGCTCAAGGCCCCAGAAGATCGCCGTATAGCCCGTGAAGACATCTGGGTGATGCCAAACCCCCGTGGACTCATCTTCGTGCGCACAAGGCTATCTAAACCCCCCTCCGAGAGGGACAAGGTGCTCGATGGCATGAACCGCCAAGGCCACACCGGTATCGTGGTTAGCGTAGACAAGGCCGCAAGAACAGTGACGTGCGTGGCCGGTAACTCCTCTGGATACGGGCACAGCCGGGTCTCCGGTGGCGGCGCAGTGGCCATGGAAGTGATGCAAGAAGGTGACGAAGCCTGGGAAAGGCTGGTAGGATTCGCCCAGGTGGTCGACCGACCGAAGGATGTCTCATGAAGTATTGCGCCACGTTCATCTTGCTCATCATGTTCTCGGGGTGCGGTAGCTCGTATCACCTGGCCACCGGAGGCTGGAAACTCAGCAAGGTCGACGGCGAGGGCACATGCCTCGTAGTCCATGCACCGGCTGACCCAGAGGTGGTGCGCGTCTGTATCGCTGCGCCAGAGAACCTCAAGATATCCAAGTCCGTCGCCAAGGAGCTGTGCGGTGGCACTGACTGATAAAGACAAAGACTTTCTCAAGATCCCAGTGGTGACAGCCAGCTTCCTGGAACTATTGGCTAAAACCACCGGGGTCGACACCTTCCATGCCGCCTCTCAAGCCCTACAACTTGTGCCGATAGAGCAAATCGCGGAATCTCTCGCCGCATTGCGCACCGATGAGGTCTACATCGAGGTTGGCTCGATGGAAATCAACGGTGTCGGTGTCGAAATCTTCGACGAAGAGGAGTAGCCATGATTAAGAAGGTCCACTCAACGCCTATCGACGCATCTGAAACAGCCGTCATCGCCGCCGCCATGGTGGCATGCGTGCTCCACATGGGCGGGTTCATCATCCTGGACCCGGTCGACTACGGCGTAGCCATCGGCGCAGTCATGACCCCGGTCGCCATGTTCTGTATCCGAATAGCCCTCTCGGTGGGCAAGAAGGTCGAGGACGTGGTCGACGGAGACGATTCGGAATGAGCGTCACCTCCTGGGTACGGAGCAACATAGTGGCAGTGGCCACCTGGGCGGGCGTTCTGCTCACCCTCGTGGCCACCACCGCAGCCAACATGGCTATCTCCGACAAGACCCAGGAGGTCTTGGTCACCAGAGTGCAAGCCCACGAGGAGGACATCATCAAACTCGAATCAGATGTCCGCTCCGTTCGTGAACAGCAAGCACGTATCGTCAAGGTCGTCGAGAAGACCGAGGTGGTGCTCACCGACCTCGACCGTACGACGACTGAACTCAAGGTGATGGTCCAGGCCACACGACCCTGATGCCTCTCGCCATCGAGGACGAGGACATCCTCGAACTGCTGTCCGATGCGCTGCTACGCATAGATGTCGGCTCGCTCATCATCGTCACCGACAAAGACGAGCCACCGGCCAACGTAGAGGACGGCGTCGCCTTCTTGGTCCCGCCATGGGGCGAGGCCTAGATGGCGAATATCTCTACCAGTAGACCGACCACGAGCACTGTCCCCAGGAATATGAGCCCAGGGATGGCGTGCTCCTCGATGTCTCTGTCGTCTCCAAGCTTCAAAATAGCCCCCAGCGAGCCCATGAGAGTGCGGCTCATTATTGTGGTGTGACCCGCTGAGGGCTCACGCTACCAGTCTACTAGAAGTTCAGGTCGTCATCACCGTAAGGGTTGGCAGACGGACCAACAGCACCAGTCGCCTGCTTGTTCCTCGGCGCACCGCAGAACTCGAACCGATAGGCACGCACGTATGACTTCCTACGCTCGTTGCCGTCCTTGTCCGTGTACTTCTCGTGCTTGAGGCTGCCCTCGATGAGCACCATCTCTCCCTTGTCGCACCGACTGATGAGGTCGGCTTGTTTGTCCCAGAGCGTCACGCTGTGCCAGTCGGTGGTCTTCTGCCCCTTGGCAAAACCCGACGTCGCGATGGACACGTCGGTGACCGACACGTTGTCGCTGCCCACCTTGCGTATCTCTGGCTTGGCGCCCAGGCGGCCCATTAAAGTCACTGAGTTCATCTCTTCTTCCTCCTTGCTGCCGCCTGCTGGCGACGCCTTTGAATGCGAAACTCTCGCTGCCAACAAGGCTCACAACGAACCTTGTCGACCCTGATGAACCGCTTGCAGTCCATACACCTCTCACGTGTCAGTACACGTCCTCGTCCAGCATCCCCTTCTCGCGCAGGAACTTTGTTATCAGTGCCCCGACCAGGAGACTGGTCGTCATGCCGCCCCCTGGGTTGTCGCGATTGAAGGTGTAGACGTAGCTGTCCAGCCGGTCGCGAATCGGTGAGTCCACGTAGGACTGAACCGACACCCTCGGTGAGTTGGGGCCGACCACCGGCCTCTCCTTCTTCTTGCGTACTCGATGCGCCATTACCGCTTCTCCTTCCAGTTAAGAAAATCATCGTATCCCTCCCTCGTATCCAGCTTGGCCAGTAGCCTCCTGCGCTGCGATGGCGACATGCCACTAGGGCGTGGGTTGTTCAGCGCTCCCATCCACGCAGCCACCTCGTAGTAGTCGAGGTCCAGTCGACCCATCTCAGCCATGAAGAACTTCCTGGCACCCTCCCACGACTCGTGCTGCTTGGCCTTCCGTTCTACCTCCGCAAGCCTGGCCTTCTCTTCTGGCGAGCGGAGGTCATCAAAAGGGACGTCGCTCTCCTGCGGACGAGACCACTGCTTTTTGTCCGGCTGGAACGAGCGCCCGGTCGACTCCATGGCCTGGTTGGCGTCGTCGTCCTCCGTCTCACAGAGGGCCAGCAGGGCGCCGAGGCCGTAACGCCTGGCGTACGTGCATGCCGAGCCCTGCCCTTGAGGGTTCTGCTTGCCGTACAGCAGGCGCACACGAGCCTCCACGTACTGACCGCTCTCGGCATGCGCCACTGCGGTCACGCAGTAGTCCGAGCCGTCCTCGCTGCCGTCCATGTAGTGGTAGATGACGAGGCCGTGCTTGTTGCACTCCCTCGCCACGCTCGTCAGGTCTTCCAGTGTGATGTACTTCGACCTGAAGTGGGGGTTGTCCCCAGACTTCGCAACCCTTGGGTTGGTCGATTGGAAGGCCAGCATGGCCTTGAATAGTTCCGGTCCTGGGTTACCCATCACTTCCTCCCGTGATTGTTAGATATGTCCACTACGATGGCTGCGATTGTCTCGATGCTCCGCAGGAGCACCCCCATCCTCTCCTCTAAGCCCGCCATCCTCACTGCGACACCCTCCAGTGCCGACTGATGGGCGGAGATATCGAAGAGACAGTGGCCGCCGCTGTCCTTCGCGTCTGCGGCATCCAGCCGCTTTGACCTACTCCAGCAGGCGTTGCCAGTCACAACCAACCCAGGACTAGACGCCATGAGCACCCCCGCGACTATGTTCCAGCCGTCCGACTGGCTGAACTTGCCGTTGGCCTGCATGGATTTCACAATAGCGGGCTGCGCCACCTCAATGGCTTGCCTTAACTCCTTGTCGATCTTAGGCGTCCACCTCATCCTCTCCCTCCTTGTGCTTGTTGTTGTCGAGCCACGTTGCCAGTGGCAGGTAGATTGCGTAGTGGTTCTCATGGGTTGGGGCGTTCACGCCAGCCTTCACCAGGGAGAGCCACAGGGTCTTGAGCTTTCCGTACCTGTTCATCACTCCCCCTTGAGGCCGAGGGCCTCGGTCGCTTGCTCCACTTGTAGCTGGACGCGGGCCCTCCCCTTGGCGCGCATCTCTGCACCGCCCTCTCCGTAGAGCTTGTCGCACTTGTCCAGGAAGGCGAACTCACGCTCGGCGTCCACCAAGAACTCACGCAGCGCCAGCGTTGTGAATCCCATCATCGGGTTGTCGTTCATCACCCTCCCTCCATGACGTGCTCGGTCACCTTCTCGGTGACGGTGATGCCGTCGAGCACCCACCCTTCCTTGTGGGCTGCGACGACGGCGGACTTGTTGAGCCTGGGCTCTGGTCGAGTGAGGTAGTCCTCGCTCACCGCGTCGAAGTCGAGCACGGTGACCTCGTACCCCTTCTTCTTGTTGAGCCGCACGAAGCCATCGTCGGTCTCAATCTTGTCGACGTCGGGGTGAAGCTCCCGGTGAGCGAGGAGCAACTCCAGCATGTAGCCACGCAGCCGCTCCACGTCCCCCTCCCGGCGTTTGGCGAGGGCAGTGACCCTCTGGGCCTCGGCCTTGAGCGCGGCGCCTTCAGCGGCCACCCTGGCCTTCACTGCGCGGATGGACTGGAGCTTCGCCCTGGTGTCGCCGTCGCTCTCTTCGAGCTTGGCCATCCAGGCATCGTAGAGTTCCTCGTCGACCACTCCGTCGGCGTCAGCCACGTCCATGAAGAGCGCAGCCAGGTGGCGTGCGTTCGACGCGATGTCATAGGTAGACTTGCTCATGCGTTCTCCTTCCTAAAAGGGTATCGACTCGTCGTCGGTGGGTGGCGTTGAGGTGGATGGTGCTGGGGGCTTCTCGATGTCGGCGATAACGCGGTCCCACTCGGCGGCCATGTCGGTGTGGACCCGGTGTGCGTCACCGAGTGCGCCTATGAACGCCCACATCGCGCGCGATGCTCCCTTCAGCAGCGGCAGGAGTTCCTGCTCGCGGACGTGTCGTCCGTAGTCATACCCCTGGTTGAACTCGTCGATGGCATCGATGGTGTCGGGGTTATGCGCGCTCATTGGATGCCTCCACCCCTCGCCCGGGGAGGCGGAGTTCCTCGAAGCCTTGGCCAGGGGGTCGCGGCAGGGTCGCGGTGGGGTTCCAACCCATGGCCACCTTGACAGCGCGATGCGTCGCACGGGCGGAGTGAATCAACGGCAAGGTATCGGGACATGCCAGGTAGAAATCGTCCCAGTATTCCGCGTCCCAGACCAGGAAGCGAAGAGCGGTGCTGTCGCTTGCGTCGATGTAGTAATGGCGCTTGGTCTCTCGGAGCGCAGGGACGGTCCTGTATCCGTCCCCATGCTCTCCCATAATGTCGACATGGTGGTCGAAGAAAACCTTTGGAATGCGAATGGTTTCCGTCATGGCTTATACCTCCTCGGACGTTGGCATCTTCCCGCCCATCGCCTGCATGATTGCCTTGAGCGTGGCACGCGCTGAGTAGGCCAGCCCGTGGTACTCGCGGCACAGGCCGAGGGTCATGGAGTAATAGTCGGCGTCCCCCGCCAACTCGGCCAGCTCGTCCGTGTCGTCCGCTCCGATGAAATAGTGCCGCGCCGTCTCGCGCACTATAGGTGGCGCTGGCAGCGCACGGTTGCGTGCGTGGTCGTCATAGAACATCTTCGGAATGCGAATGGTTTCCGTCATGGCTTATGCCTCCTCTCGGATACGGTTGGGTGTGACGTAGGTCACAGCGTAGTGGGAGTTCTGAAGGGCCGAGACCTCGGCGCTCGCCTCCTCCAACTCGGTGCGGATGGTGTGTAGGAAGTCGCAAGACTCGAACACGGCCTCGTCACTCATCTTCATCAGGTGATAAGTCTCTTCCCTTGCAGCGCAGTCCAGCGAAGACAGCACCTTCAGCGCTTCGCTCTTCAGCTTGGCGCACATCTCGTGTAGACGCTCCCGATGAGCGTCGACCGGGTCGGTCATCTCTCTCTCCTTGGTTGTTGGATTATGGTGATTCGCTACATAGCACGGTGAATCATGGCCGTCAAGGTAAAGCGGTTTGCTTCTTGCTGAGTGGGTGCCTGGTCACGGGCACAAGCTCATGGCCCTCGGCGCGCTCTGCTTCGATGGTCTCCCACCCGCATGAGTTGCACATCGTGTCACCGCAGATGATGACGTCGTCCACGTGCTCGACGCATCCGCAGACCTCGCAGTCCTCGTAGAACTTGACGCAGTCCTTACACACGATGAAGTCGTCCGCCTCGTCGTCCTCCTCGGTGAGGTTCTTGACGTCGTCCTCGTGACGAGTAAGGCCACACTCCTCACACTCGTGTCCGGCGGGCTCACGCTCTCGGATGCTGTCCCAGATGGTCTCCTCCCTCTTCGGTGGTAGGTTCCACATAACCCACGGTGGTGGTTCAGGGTCAAAGCTCATTGTCTAGCCTTCCTCGGCTGTTGCGCTACGACGACCGGACATAGTTGGTCCTCGTTGACGTAGACGTCGAAAGACTCGACCTCAAACTCAAGCTCAAGGCCTGTCCAAGAGCACTCAAAGTCTTCAATCTCTGTCTCGGCGCTGTTCACGCAGTTGTGAAGCTCAAGCATTGCGGCTGCCACCTTCTCTGCCCTGGCCTCCCATCCGTCTCGCTTGTCGTCTGGGCAGGTGGCGGTGATTTCCACCTCGCCGTAGACCTGGATTTGAAAGGTGTGTGTTGCGTGCTTCGTTGTCTTCGCCATTGTCTAGCCCTCCTCGGTGAATGCTGATGCGATGGCGTCGGCGCGGTCATTGGCCCATGCGTACCAGTCATCGGTCTTGTTCTCGTCGTCCGGCATCGGCCGCACGTGGACCTCCAGGTAGTCGGTAGCCGCGTCGATGATGTCGACCCATGGGCTGTCCGTCGTGACGTCCTGGGTGGTTGCGAATGCCTTGAATGTTTCGGTCATTGTCTAGCCCTCCTCGGCTTTGTTGATTGTCTCGGAAAGGAACGCACGCAGGCCCTCGGCGTCGAAGTTGCCCGTGTCGTCGTCGATGAACCTCTCCCGGTCGTGCCCCTGCTGGACGCCGGTCCAGCCTGCCCCGTTCCCGGTGTAGAGGCTCACGTACTCAGCCGCCCACTTGAGAGCGTGCAGCAGGTCGGGCGCTGCCTCGATCAGCAGACGCCTGCGCGCCAGGTCGTCGCTGTGGTAGTACCGACCGCACTCGTTGCACTGGTCGATCTCATGGGCTTCGAGTGTCGCCGGTTCGTTGCAATGCGGGCAGTACCCGTTGACGTGTTGTGTCGTCATTGTCTAGCCCTCCTACAGTGCCATCGTTAGCAAGGTTGCGTAAGTGCTGACCAGTAGAGCGGTCAGTGCGTAAAGGTCGATAGTCATCGTCTCATCTCCTTGGGTTATGGTTTAAGCGAAGTCCTCTTCACCGTTTGTGACTGCGTCCAGGTACTCGCGCCCATCGTCCCGTCGCAGTGGCCCAGCGCTGAACGCCATGCGCTCAGGCCGGAACTCATGAATGACGGGGTCAACAAGGTGGCGAGCTATGGTCTCGCTGAGAATGAATGGCATGCTGCAATGCGTGAAGAATCGCACCGCCCACTTGCCCCTGTGCATTGCGATGACGTGGCCGGTGAAGCACTCGCCATCGTGGCCTGCCTCTACAAAGATTCCCTCTTTCATCGTCTCATCTCCTTGGCCTATATCAGGCCCGCCTCGATTAGTGGTGACACCAGGCGACCCGCACCGCACTCAGGACACGGGTCGTCCGCGTCCGGTTCGATGCGTGCGGAGTAGTCACACTCGGTGCAGTCCACATCCACTGCGCCATCACTCATGATTTGCTCGAAGTATTCAAAGTCCATCGTCTCATCTCCTTGGGTTAGATGTCCTCGACGTGGTGAAACTCGACGTTCAGCGCCACGCCGTCTGTGCCCCACGCCCCCAGGTCGGGCGACTGCTCAAACGAGATGCGCGCATCAACACGCACACAGTGCTTTCGCGCTTCTCGGTCCCGCACCTCGTGAATCGTGTTCAGGATGCTTGTGAGGTCCAGCGCGTCCAGCTTGGACGTCGCGTCGTCCCCGTCGGGGTCTTCGTGTGGGTCAGATAGGTGTTGCACAATAAATGTCATTCGTTTCATCGTCTCATCTCCTTGGGTTATGGTGTCTAGTGCTGCAAGAATCCAATGACTTCAACACGTTCCGCCTTCGTAGGCTCACACAGTCCGCACGTGTTGCAGTCCTTCCGTAGTTCGGGGCGCTGCGCGGGGCACACGACCACCTTCCGGCCCTCCGGTGTAGTGAAGTCTGACCCGTCCCATACGGGTACGTCCTTCACTCTCGTGTGCTTCGAGTCGGCGCCCTTCACAGGTAGCACCACCGCCGCACGCCAGCCCTCACCGCATGCCTTGTCGGCCGCTTCGAGGCTCTCGACTGATGCCATGGCCAACCCTTTCAAGTGAGCGCCCTTGCTATCCCAGAAGTGAGTGTATAGCAGTAGGCCTTCCATGCCCTCGGCTTGGATGTCCTCACGCCAACCCTCGACAGTCTCACGAGGGAACGGGTTCGGGTCACCGCCAACAGCGCCCCGCACGTAGCGGGCCGTCCTGACCGAGTTCGCCAGGGCATTGCTCAGAGCGTAGCGTTTCGGCTTGTTCTTATAACTCCGTTGCATCGATGCGTGCGCCATACGTGGCGTACCGTTGTGGTGGTAGCATTTCTTGATGATGGGGCATCCCTTGCATGAGTCGAGACAGTCCTCCTTTGTCTCACCTACGTAGCCTTGTGGGATGTTCCCGGTCTTCGAGTTCTTACTCGTAGCAGTCCAGAGCATTTCCATGGGGTAGCGACTCCCGTTGTTGGGTTATGGGTTAGTCTTCGAGCAAGTCGCGAACACCGCTCGCCCAGCGCTCCAGGTCTTCGACAGCTTGCCACGCGGACGCGATTTCCTGGTCCATCCTGTCGAGGCCTTCGGCCCAGTCAGGAGTGATGGAACGTAAGCCGTCCTCCCAGGCCTCGACCGCCCCGTCTAGGTCACCAGCCGCCTCGCATACCAGCTCAGGCGTGGCTTCCCAACTGGACTGGAGCCGGTACAGCGAGCACCCCTGGCCACCATGAAAGTCGCGGCATGCGTCAGCAATTGCGCCCGTGTCCTCTAGTGCAAACTTGAAGCCGTTCGGGTAAACGAAGGCCCTGCAATCGTCGCGTATCATCGTTCTCGCTCCTTGCTGGTATGGGTTAGGCGATGTCATTGGCGTCCTGCTCGGCCGCCTCCCTTGTCTCAAACGGGCCCATTCGGTCGCCATCTGGGAGACATCCCGGGAATTCGGCCTGCCAATACCACCCACTTGCGGATGGGTTCCCCGTGCTCGTGACGCGGAACACGCGGAAACTTCCAAAGCTGACGCCGTCTGGACCAGTGAATCGTTGATACATCGTTCTCACTCCTTGCTGTCGCGGATGACGACATAGTCGCCACTGCCAAAGGTTACCGCCGCTCGCCCGTTACGGGTGCTCTGGGGCCACCAGTCAACGCTCCACGTTGCCTTGATTGGTTCGCCGTTCTGACGGGCCGTTACGGTAGCGTATAGGGGTCCGTCGGTAGCCTGCGATAGGCTGACATCAGTCACGCTTACGAGCGTGAACCCAATGGCCTCGACCGCTCGCTTGATGTCGCTGTAGATGCCGCTTGGCTTGTCGTTCATCGTTCTCACTCCTTGCTGGTATGGGTTAGTGCGGGCTCGTGTAGTCATCATCGATGTCATCCGCTCTCCGGTCGAGACGCTCAAGGTCGTCGATGAATCTGGTGATGGTGTGCTCGACACCGTGCAACCCCCATGCTCCCGGGGCGTAGGCTTTGATTAGCTTGTCGAGCGCCGCCACAAGGGCAGCGCGGTCGTCGGTCGGCATCGTTCGTCTCCTTGCTGGCATGGGTTACGCGCTGTAGGTCAGCTCAAGGTCCAACGACTGGACCATAAGAGCGCGCGCGGCGTTCAAGTCGCCGTTTCGCCTGGCAGCCTCGGCCGCTTGGCACGTCTCGGCCGCATCCTTGCTCTCGAAAACATAGGTCCGCGTCGCGTAAGTTACTTGATTCATGGGTCAATCTCCGTAGTGGGGGTTATAGGCTCAAATGAAGGCATGCCAGACTGCCCGAGGACCAGCACCGGAAGGCGCCTAGGCTCGGAGCCGGGCATACACTCATTTGAGCGCACAACAGTCACGTTTAACGTCCCCCGATTGATAGGCTACTTCGGGTGCTGGCAAGGCTTGCAAAGGCTTTTGACAGCTGGACGGGCCACGGTCGGTTCATTAAGCGTTTCTATGCACAGCTATCCGTTGTCGGATAACCTGACCTACTGAACAGTGAACTCTACAGGTGGGGGTGTGGACCGCGAGAGGCATCACCCTCGCACGGTACTCCGAAAAACTTACGCCTAGACCTTTGTGAACCCTTATTCCCCCGTCGACGGTCGCCTAAGCGACTCGGAGACGGAGCGTTCACGCTGGCCTTTATGGCCCCGGCTTCTATACCTGTTCCCCATCACACGGTGGGGTTGTGACTGAGCTTGTACGCTCATCAAGGCGCCTAGTGGCGCTTGGCTCGGTGCATATTGCCTCACTTGTTGGGTTATGGGATGGGCTAGGCTCTCATCTATCCGTTCCGAGGTGCATGCTGGTGGCCGGTCTCAGCGGCTCTTATGCCCGTATCAGGTACCCTATGTTGGCGCCCACCGACTTGCGGGGACTCACTCGGTGGATTGTCAGAGAACCGGTGTCGGTGGGTTGCCCCCTCGACGTCTATAGTTGTCTCACAGGTCGTACTTTGCAGTCAAGCGGATAAAATCATGGTGACTCAGTACAACGTTTAGACTCTGGAGTCACGATGACTCACGGCGCCTTGTGACACCTTTGGGCATGGTAAACCTTGAGCAATCCCGGGGTGTTGCAGTTGTGATCACGGTTTCCGGTGGGGTGATTCGAGGTGGTGGGGGTATGGGCCTTCCCAGGAAATGGAGACCAGTCCAACGTTTAGACTTCCCAAACCAGTTCAGACTCCCTCACCACCGGGGCTCAGTGGCACGTTTAGGGGCAGCCCTTCGCGCGCGGGAGTTGGGGTAACTGCTGGGGACGGGGCTGGCCAGGGGGCAGCTCTGGGAGCGCTGGTACCTGGCGGGACTGGTGGCGTCTCGGGTCGTGGGGTCGTGACGCGTAGGCATGGCACCGGGCGTGGGTGGGGGGCCTGGAACGCGGTGACCCCCCGGTGCCGAGCGGGTACGTGGTACCCTTTTTACGCGCCGATATTTCCGAACCCCCCTTAAAACCTGATCACACCAGGCATGAGATTGGTGATCGAAGCCGATAGACCCCCAAGGTCTATTCGGCGGACCACTCGGCCATCTATATTTGGCTACTGACAGTTTCCTCGATTCATGCTATAATATTCTTGTTCTTAGATGGTAAGCAGTAGTCACAGCGACAAGCGAGGATAGCTCGCGCAGTCGGTGGTTTACGCCAGTGGCCCTGAGTATACACCACCGCGTCTTCGCTTGGGGCTACGCCGCTGGTGGAAACTGTTGGTGAGGCTGAAGAGTTTCGACCTTCTAGTCCGCCGCAGAGTTTTTGGGAACTCTTCGGCTCTTACCGCTGACTACGCTTTCGCGGTATAGCCGCCAACACTCACTCTTCCGCTATACGGTTACTCTTCCGAGAGCCGAGATTTAGACTAGTAGTAGAGGCTCGCAAGAGCCTTTAGCAAGAGCCAACAGTTGCGCCTGGAGCAGGAGAGTTGGGATGGCGAAGCGAACAGCGAGGGAGCGAGCGCGGAGCGCTGCTGCTGGTGACTGGATAGGCGGGGCTGTTAAGCGGCCTGGGCGTGTTAGGGCTTATCTTGGTGTTGGGAGGGGTGAGAAGATACCGATGGGGAAGTTACTTGCGGCTATCAAGCGACTTGAGGCAAAGAAGAGTAAGACCGCCGAAGAGCGGTCGTTACTGAGCGCACTGCTTTTGGCCAAGCGGTTCAAGAGCAAGGGAGGGGTTTGAAGGATGGCTAGTAAAACACCGAGGCGGCCCAAGGCCCGTAAGGCAGCCGCTGCTGCTGAGTCGACTGGTAAGCCCACCGCCCGCCGGACTGATGTTATTGCTCGTGAGAGCGCGCGGCTGAGGTCTTCTGGGGAGCCGGTGAAGCTGAAGAAGAACTTCCAGAACGAGATGACCGCCGCTGACCGGATTCGGTTCTATCTGGGCCTGCCCCAGGGCTACCCGATGAATCCTGTGCTCATGGAGAAGGCGACTGCGAAGCTACATGAGAAGCAGGATGCGCTTGGTGGACTGACGCGCTTCGAGGCGCAGGTGATGTTCGACATCCACAGCGCCTCAAGTGCCCGGCGTCAGGATGAGCGCTTCTACTCCAATCCCGAGAGTGCCGAGTACTTCCGCGCCAACGCTGAGGAGTCGCTCTTGGAGTTGGCTTCGGATGATGACGACCCCATGTGGAACGCTCAGTACGCGATGGGGAGGCTTTACGGGGAGTTGCCTTCTGAGTTTAACCCAGGGTCCTATCAAATCAGTCGTTCTGGCCCAGAGGTCTTCCCCAGCCAGGAGGCAGCAGAGGCCCACATCCAGCGGAGTGGCTTCCGTGGCCCAGACGAGACCGTGGGGCAAGCCAGGGCAAGGGCTCGCCGGGAAGCCGCCAAGCCTCAGAACCCCAGGATGGGTGGACCCAAGCGGAAGCATGGAACGTACTGATGGATAACCTGAGCCTCATGCTCGCTACATGCTCGAACAAGCTCTCGACTGACCGGGCTTGCCTGGAGTGTGACAAGGTCTACCATGGCTCCATTCGATGCCCTGGGTGCGGTAAGCATAGCGGTGAGCCGCTTGATTCCGATGACCCCCTTGACAGCCGAGTTGCCCTATCTTAGTGTTGAAGAGTGTTCGTCTCCTTGGTCCGGCGCAGCAACGCCGTGACTCACCGGGGCTCGTGCCTTTAGGGGCGCGGGCCTTCGTTTTAGAAGGGGCTTAGATGGACACCCCCTTGACAGCCAAGTCCATCTAGTCCACTCTGGCTGAACTCGCGGGGTAGCTCTCCGTTGGGTTATGGGAACTGCCCTGGCCATCTCGTCACCTTGCTCGGTCTCGGATGGTCGGGGTGGTTTTATCCACCGTCAAGGAGGACGATTGTGGGAGGAGAGTACCAAGAGGCCGGACGGCTTCTCGATGGCGTGCTGGCTGGACACCGCATTGAGGTCATGCCCGAAGACCCCATCGGGGCGATCTTGATGGTGTTCAAGGCGTACAGGGACATCGGTCCTCTGGTGGCTGGCCCGACCATGACCATAGAGACGGAGTTATACGTTCAGGAGGTTATAGCGGACCTGGAGGGCTGGCTGGCAAACCCGATCCTTCGGAGCAACGAGTTCCCGGCTGTGGGGTCTTCGTGATGGACCCGTTCTTCCTACCTCAGAGCACTACGGTCGAGCGAGAGGTCTTGGCCTGTCTGCTCCTCGACCCCTCCAAAACACCCTCGGTGTCGGGGCGACTCGACCATGAGGACTTCGTTAGCGACGTCAACCGCTTCATATGGCTCGGTATCCTCGGCGCCTATGAGCGCCACAGTGACTACGACGAGGTAATCCTCGAAGAGGTGCTCAGAGACCAGGGCGCATGGGGGCGTATCGGCGGGAACACACTGGTTCAACTGATGAACCGCCAAGGCTCCAACGCAATGCTCGACTCTTACGTCGACCGACTGTTGGAGATGAGCGCCAGACGGCGGATGCATAAAGCAGCCGACGAGCTAGGCGCTATCGCGGTGGATGGGCACCTCAGCCCAGGAGAGGCAATCACCGAGGCGGAGGCGTTGGTAGGACGGCTGAGGGAGTGTGGCGAGAATCTCGTGGAGGGAGACGATGCCGGGGGCGTCGTCAGTAGCTATATGCACACCGTACACGCTATCCAGCGGGGCGAGCAGCAGCCGCCACGTATCTCGACTGGACTCCACCCCCTCGACAAAGCCCTCGGTGGGGGATTCAGGCCAGGATGGCTCGTTCTGGTCATGAGCCTCAATGGTCACGGTAAAACAGCCCTGGCTGTCAACGGTTTCGCATGGGCGGTCGCCCAGCAAGGGCGGCCAGCCCTCATCATATCCCTGGAGATGCCCGCTGATCAGCTAGTGGGGCGCCTTATCGCCGCTGAATCCGGCATACCAGTCCAGATGCACGACCAAAAAGGCCTCAATGAGGACCAACTCGTCGCCATGACCCACGCTGCACAGAAGGTCTCAGTCGCTCCCATCCGAATCATGGGCCATCAAGCCGCTACGATTGACGCGGTGCGGCAGGCAGCGCGGTCATTCAAGGCCCAAAAGGGTGATTTGGGCATCATCGTGGTGGATTACATCCAACTCATGCGCTCTGAAGGGAAAAATAGCAGCAGAACCGAGGAGTTGGAGCGAATCAGCCGGGGACTCAAGGAACTGGCCATGGAGTTGGACTGCGTTGTGGTTAGTATCTCGCAACCAACCATGGCGGCGAAGCGAACATCGACTCGTCCGACCATTCGAGACAGTAAAGGGAGCGGAGCGATAGATGATGACGCTGACTTGGGCCTTGTGCCGTGGATTTTACGGAATGTTGATGAGTCTGCAAAGCCATGGGAAGCTGAGATAGGCATGGACAAGTTCAGGCACGGACCGAGACGCAATCTCTACCCCTCAGACGTTGAATGGGACGGTAGTAGAACGCGTTTCATCGAGGTCGGGGCCACATTCCGTGGCTAAGGGGCGAACCAGGGCCGTATTCCCCCCATCGCCCATGCCTATAGCGCCAGAGGCGTGGTTATCTATCGATCCGGCAAGCGGAAAGAAGGACTCGGTGGCCGTCAGGTGGAATCGCACCACACCGGTCGAGTTCGTCGGAATCAAGCACCGAAGCATCGACAGCATGAACAAAAGCCTCGGCGGTTCAGACCTCATCGTCGTTGAAGGCGGCGGATTCGTCGGAGCCAACGCTGCCTCGGCTCTTGCGCTCGCCAGGGTCAGAGAAAGGTTCGCTTGCGTGGCGTGGCACAAGGGCATTCCGACGCTTGAGGTCGCCCCTGACCACTGGCGCTCCATACTCAAACTCACGGCACGCCCTAGAGACCAAGCAGTTGCAGCACAGAGAACTCTGTGTAAACTACTGGCGAATAGGGGTGTTCAACCCGCCCTCCCATTTGCAGTCGGCGCGACCAACGACGACAAGCGCGCGGCGCTGCTGATAGGGTGGGCATGTTGCCAGTCATGGGGCTGGCTCTGAGGTGACCGATGGCGACAGCAAAGAAGCCCGCAAAGAAGAAGCCCGTGAAGAAGAAGATCACCAGCGGGCGCAAAGTCAATATCCCCAAGGCCGAGGCTGAGTCCATCCTGGCCGATGCGCCCAAGCGCCTCTCGTCCGCAGGGGGCACGAGGCACCACATGATGAACCTTGTCCGCTTCCGAGAGATGGATATCGACGAGCCACTGTCGAAGTTCATCAACAAGGTCACCAAGCGTGGGAACTTCAAAGACCCCACCGACGCCACACTCGCCATGCTGCGCTACCTGGCGCACTTCGCAACCCAGCGCGGGCTCGGCTCGTTTATCCCCCACCTCCGTGGATTCAAGGGTAGGAAATGAGCGCCTTTGCTGCCGAGGGTGAAGCGATGCACGAGGGATACAGCATCGCCTCGAAAGACATCGTTGTTTACGACCCAGACAAGCGCTCTGGTGGCGTCGCAAAGGCCACTATCGTCGAGGGACTCATCGCCGAGGCGGTAGCGAGCAGCAAGATTGCGCTCGATGTTCTCCACCAGTCCGACGGAGATGCGGCGTCTGATGCGTCGGCAGCCTTCAAGGTCATCGGCCTCGAACTCATCAACCTCGTCGAGATGCTCGAAGGCTACCATGACGCTGCACTGCGTCCGAAGCACCGAGCGGCACGCGCTATCGTCGTTGGTATGATCGCCAAGATGAAGGCAAACGACATCCAGAACGGCGCTACCGAGGAGCAACTCACCCAGTTCGCTCGCGATGCGGTTGGTTTCTTCGAGTCGATTCACATCTGTATGCTCGAAGAGACCGACCGAAAGAAGCGCTACCGGTACAAGAAGAGGTTCCTTGGTGGGTGACCATGTCCGCATAGCCGAGCCGCATGATGCCGTCCTGACGGTGACAGAGAGGGCCATGAAGCATCGGATGCTCATTGTCCTCGAAGCGCTCGAAGCGGGCCATAGCCGAAACGCAGCGGCCTCCATGGCCCAGGTATCGTCTACCACCGTGTCGGCTTGGATCAGGAGTGGGCGCCGAAAGCCCACCCACCTCCTCTACCCGTGGTTCTTTCACGAGATTCAGCGCAGCGAAGGACAGGGCGAGAAGCTCTTTGCCGACATCGTCATCAGAGAGGCGACCGAGAACCACAACTGGCGCGCAGCCATGTTCGTGCTTCAGAAGCGCTACAAGTGGAACGATAGGCCGGATATGGACTCAGACGTTCAGCGAGACCAGCAAAAGGCCCAACTCGCAAAGACCAGGGCCGACACCACCTACACCGAAGAGCGCACCAAGAAGCTCAAGGAAGACGGCGAAGAGGTTGTTTTGGAGCGGCTCCGAGACATCCTCGATGAGGTGCGCGACGAGATGAAGCCGAAGGACGGCGAGAGCCCTGAGCAAGCCAACTAAGCGAGAAGAGGAACTGCGTCGGTGCGCAGCGGATTTCCGCTACTTCTGTCGTTACCTCAAGATCGTAGACAAGAAGGCCAGGCTCGTCACGTTCAAGCCCAACCAGTCCCAGCAGGACTTGGTGAACGCCATCGAGGAGAACCCCTGGGTGTTCGACCTCAAGGCGCGTCAGCTTGGCGGAACGACGGGCGTTGCCGCCTATGCCTTCTGGCATGCCTACTTCCGCTCCAACTTCCGCGTCGGCGTTATGGCCCAGAGCCGTGAGAGCGCTGAACAGATATTTGAGATCTATAAGCGCTTCTACGACAACCTGCCCAAATGGCTCAGGTTTCCCACACAGAAGTCCAATGTCCGAGAACTGCTCTGGTTTCACGGCGGCATGGTTCGAGTCTTCACGGCCAACACCCAGTCCGCTCGTGGCACCACCTATAACTTCCTGCACTGCTCGGAGTTCGCGTTCTACTCAGACGTGGAGCGCACGATTCAGTCGGCGTTCCAGACCGCTACGCCAGACGCTATCGTTGTGATGGAGACCACCGCCAATGGCCTGAACTACGCCCACGACCTGTGGGTCGGTGAGAACGGTTACAAGAAGGTGTTCCTGCCCTGGACCAAGGCCGAGGAATACACCAGGAAGGACAGGCCAAGCGGCCTCGGTCGCAACATGCCGGACAGGTGGCGCGAGTACGCCAAAGAGCACAAGCTCACCAAGCAGCAACTCTTCTGGGCCTTTCACGCCTACCGGACCAAGTGCGGAAGTAACTGGCAGACCTTCCACCAGGAATACCCAATCACAAGCGAGATAGCGTTCATCACGTCCGGTGAGCGCTTCTTCAGTGTCATCTTCCCGCACGTCAAGGCCACCGCTGGCTACCGGCGCTATGAAGAGCCCACCAAGTATCACGTCTATGCTATGGGGGTGGACACCGCGTCGGGGTCGCCGTCGGGCGACTACTCGTCCTTCTGCGTGCTCGATATCACCAACAAGGACAAGCCAAGGTGCGTAAGCACATACTACGCAAGAGTCTCACCAAGCGAGTTTGGAGACACGGTCCACAAGGAAGCCAAGGTCTGGGACGCGCTGGTGGTCGCCGAATCCAACTCGTACGGCCTGAGCATCATCGAGTCCCTCATCGGTGCAGGCTACGCAAACCTCTATCGAAGAACCCAGTTCGACAAGATGGCCAAGCGGTGGAAGGAAGAGTTGGGGTTCGTTACCTCAGTCGCCACTCGGCCGGTTATCCTTTCGCGCCTGCACAAGTTTGTCTCCGAGGAGCGCCTCGCCATCAACGATGACCGAATGAAGGCCGAGATGAACACGTTTGTTTACGACAGCCGTGGTAAGCCACAGGCCGACCGGGGAAAGCACGACGACATGGTATTCGCCTGGGCGCTTGCCTTGGCGGGCGTCGATCAGATAGAGGCCGTTCGAGAAGAGAAACTATCCAAGAAGCCCTCGTCATTGCGCGAGTTATTGGCATACGAGCGAGCAACGGGTAGGGTGTTTCAAGAAGAGTGGGCTGAACGTGAAGAGGACTCCCTCGACATTTTCTCTCATTCACAGTTCGTGCAAGGGCACGACAAACCCGCCAAGATTCCAAGGCGTTAAAAGGAGTTAGAGATGAGCTTTCTAAGCGAAGAGAAGACCGCAGAGCTGTACAAAGAGCTTGAGGGTGGACTTGGTGAGGGAGGCTCGATTGCGTCTTCGACCCCAGACGTAAAAGAGGGTATCGAGACCGCGCCTGCGGTCGAAGAGAAGGTTGAAGTGGAGGCCAAGGAGTCGGAAGTACCGGCGCCAGAGGTCGAAGCCAAGGCCGAAACCGGCAAGAGCGAGGAGCAGGCAGACGCCGCAGCACCTGACGGTAATGCTGAGGAAGAGTCTGTTCCACCGGGTCACCGCGTCCCGTACAAGCGGTTTAAGAGCGTTCTCGATGCGCGCAATCAGTACAAGTCAGAGGCTGACGAGCATCGTTCACAGATGAGCGCTTATGAGAAGCAGATGGAGTTGATGCGGAACGAGATGTCCGCACTGCGAAACCTGCAACCCGCCAGGCCGGTGGAGAATGTTGCTGATCCAATCGACGCAGAGCTCGATAGGCTTCTAGCGGGACAGTCGGAGTTGCCACCGGAGGTGAGACAGCAGATCACAGCCATGGAGTCCCGACTGCACCAGCAAGAGGTTCACGTCGAGCGACAGCGTCTCCGGCACGAAGTGGCCGATGTCGTGGGTAAACACGACGAACGACTTCATACGGATATACAGCAAGTTCTCTATAGCGCCGTGCAACGCGATCCAAACGCAGACCTGAGTCGCGTGGCTGAACAGTATGTGGCGTGGTTGGCCCAACGTGAGGAAGAGGCGATTGCCCGATACCTCAAGACCAACCCAGATGCCTCCGTCGAGGAGGTTGTAGAAGCTACTTCTGGGACTACGCCGGGCGTTCCTAGCCGACCCAAACGGGCCGGTACAGGGGCGTCCAGCGTGGCCACAGCCGCTGACAGACAGGGCTTCGGTTCGATCGCAGAGGGCTCAGAAGCCCTCCTGGGCGCCCTCAAAAAGGGCACGCTCAACCTCTTCGGCTAACAGGAGTTAGAAAATGGCGGAAGCCACAAGAGCATCTCTCGATGCGATTTTGAAGGACTACTACATTGGTCCTCTACAAGAACAATTGAATCAAGAGGTTATGGTCCTCAACTTGTTTGAGAAGGCCAAGATCACATGGGCAGGCAAGCAGGGCGTCGTGCCCGTGCATGTCGGGCGTAACACCGGCGTCGCATTCAAGGCTGAGTCGGACCCCCTCCCCGACGCTGGGACGCAGACCACCAAGCGCCTGACCTTCACCGCCGCCTACCTCTACGGTCGGTTCCAGGTGACTGGTCCGGCGATTGCGTCGGCTGCCAAGGGCGGAACGGCTAGATTCGTTGGCGCTCTCGAACTTGAGATGGACAAGCTCAAGGACGATGTTCGCAACAAGGCTGATCGCACGCTCACAAGCGGTGGTCGCGTCGTTGGGTTCCTCAACCAGCACAAGACCGAGG